GCCTTAAATATCCTGCTTTTGGATCTAGCGGGATAAGCAAGGAAGTTATCTTTGCGTTTAACTCTTTAGGAGATTCGAGCTCAGTTTCGTTAATAAAAAACCCTGGCTCTCGGAATGGAGAGACTCGCCCCATTGAAATGAAGACACCCTCCCCAAAAGGTTCCTGGCATATAACCCGAACCTTGGTGGGGAGAGCATGATTTGGTATGGGAATGTCCTTACTGAAATAAGGATTGATCTTCCCATCTACTCTAAGGTCACTATGCGTGATCCTTATCAACGAATAATCAGGGGATGTATCGTTTATGATAACGACACGCTCCCCTGTTTCCGTCATGGTCATCCACCTACGTTGGTGACACCGTGCATGATGGCAGCCATATTGTTATCATTCAGCACTTTACAAGTGTAATGATACGAATACCCGACCGCACCCCTCTGTCCAAGTGGATCTTCACTTGACGGGGAGGGACTAATCACCTTTGGGACGACACTGTCCTGTCCGGCTAGGCTGACACAACCAACTGCATCGGCTGCAAAGACAAGAGTCCTGTAGATCTGGACTTTATTAGTCCCGGAATCATCTACAACTCTAAGTGAAAGTACAGTCGTACTACCAACATTCTCGCTGGCAGTATCCGGTGTGGCTAAAGTCGTTGCAATAAAACGAATCAAGCCTGCTTTCCCGATCTCTCCCGCCATCACTGCGCCATAATTAGCGTACTTTTCAACAGGGGAAAAATTAGGTAGTGCTTCGATATCAGCACGAGCATCCGGATGACAGATCGCAAAGTAACCTTCGGCTACTGGTTCTGTGTTGTAACCCGAAGAAGGCTTAACGACAGTTGAGATTTTCTTGGCGTTGTTCTTCTCAAGGAAACGAACTATGGCTGCAAGGATCTTAGAATCTGTCCCAGCACCCATTGCGCTCCAGGCAGTGTCACCCGACAAGTTCTTTGCAACACTTGTCATACCACCATCAAAATCCGATCCATCAGCATAGAAAATGGATGTGGTTGCCTTAAACGTATTGTAAGCCAACGTATCCATCTGCTCTGCCATCTGAATGGCCTGTCTCTCTGTAATCTGAGCCACGATTGGGTCAGTCGATAAAGCGAGCATAACGTCAGTCACAGGAACCCAAGCCCCATATTGTGAGAGCTCAGCACTGATTGTCGTTTGCTGTAAACTATCGCTTGTAGGAGTTACCCCTTCGCTGATTACAGACGTTCCAACTTGAAACCGCTCATACCTTCTCCAGCGGATTTCTTTACCTTCGTTCATAGGCTTCGTTTCCTTCTGTGCAAAACGAGCCATTGTGATCAACTGTTTGCTGATCGTTAAAAACTTTTTCTGAATGGTGAACGCATCGGCAGCACTAAGTTCGCCATATTTTGCCCCGTATCCCGAAGTCGATTGTAGCGTACCGATTCCACCTTTCGTTCCAGCAACATATGCAGCCATGATAGTTTCCTTTCGTATGGCGTTATCTGAAATTTAGGTTTAACTGCCCATCTGATACTCAGGAGTATTGGCCCACAATTCATCAATCGATAACTCTCCTGATGGCTTGTTATCACGAGCCTTGCCCCTTACTAATCCTTGGGCTGCTTGTCTACGGTTATCGTTTTGGGGTTGAGCAGGGGAGGAATCTTGTTTCCCTACAAGCTTTTGACCTTCGGGTGTAAACATGTACATCTTAAACACCTCTGCCTTCTCGTCCAAACTACCGTGGTTCATTGCCTGTTTCAGCAATGGGTTGTTATTGACATAATCGAAGAACTTCGGACTTGCATCACACTTCCTCCAATCAGGAGTAAGTTTTGAGTCAAGTTGAGCTTTTGCTTGTTCGAGAGCAACATAGTCTCTTAAAGTTTTAACCTCTTCCTCAAGGCTTGCAGTCTTCTTGGTAACTTGTTCTTGAGACGAGTTATCAACATCCCTGAGAGCCATATGAGATTCCTTATGAGCCAGCTTCTTAGCCACTCCGAGAAGTTCAGGATATTCTTTAAGAATGTCTTTCTCTTCATCTGACCAGTAAGTTGCATCATCATAAGGATCGGGTTTATTCTCAACTTGTTGTCTTAAGCCGTCTGCATCCTTGGTTTTCTGTTCGAGCTCAAGCATGCGCTGTTGCATCTCAAGCTTCTCCAGACGTAAGGCATCTTGCTCCTGCTTTATCTTGTGGAGCTCATTGCCTCTCCTTGAATGTGACTGCTCAAGGTTTTTATATCTGTCCTGCCAGTCAGTCTCTGAATCAGCTTCCGCTTCTTCTTCAACTTCCGGTTCCGGGTCTGTCGGTTCGGCCTCGATCTGCTGTTCTTCAGCAACAGGTACGGGCTGTTCTTCCTGACCGTATTCAGGTGCGTCATCCCAAGAAGCCTCAACGACTTCCTGTTGTTCTTCTTCTGCCATAATCCCTTCTTATTTCCTGGGTTAGCATGCTATCCAGATGGGAGACCCTTTATCTCCCGATCCGCTAATTTAGCGGGTAAATCTTTAATTTCTCTAAGAGCCTTAATCTCACCGATCATGACGTTGGCTTTTGCCATATCGTCTTCTGATGCAAGCTTTCTCGAAGCTAAGAGGTCAAGCTTTGCGGTGACTTCCAACTCTAAGTATTTAGCAAACTCCAACCATCTCGGGTCAGAGTACAATCTGGCTATAACGCCAGGGTCCGGTTTAATTGACGGGTGCAGGTGCTCCCTCCGGTGGCCTTGTTGGTATTTGAGCCCCGGCCTGCTCCATATTCTGGAGTTCCTGCTCCATCTGATCTAATTCTGCATCCTGAGATTGATTCTGCATCTCAGACATAATTTCCTGCTCTTGCTCCTGCATCTTCTGGTCTCTCAGTAGAATCGAATCGCTTTCAAAGTCTGGTGGCTTAGCCATCACATTTCCTTGAGACATCAGGATTTCTCTTTCCTTCATCTCCTGCTTTCTCTGATCCGAAGAAACAGCCATTTTTTCTTTAAGAAGAGCTTCAGTAGTAGACTGCTCAATCTTCGCTTCGTTTTCTGCCTGTTGCATTTGAACAGCCATCTGCTGTTGTTGCTGATCTTCTTGAACCTTTTCTTCAGGAGTCATAACCATACCTTCTGGTTCTAATGAGAAAGCTCTAAAGATTGGTCGCACCAGGGCATTCATCTTCACATGGGTTCTGAGGTCAGGATTCTGCCCAAGGATATTCAGTAGATTCAGCAGTTGGGTATTATGGACTTCCTTCGCCACATACTGCATAAACCCAGTAGATTGAGCGTCATAATCACCCTTAATCATTAAATCCTGGCTATCAGCCATCAACCAGTGATACACCGCCTGAACATTCTTGCTGATCATATTACTGACGGATCGAACCACCTCTGCTGTTAACTTGTTACTGTTACTCTGCAATATGCTCATCCCGGTTGCCGTCTTAGTCTGATACTGTGAAGACTCACCCATCCCAATAGCCGACTGCCCTGAAGCTATATCAGCCTGTCTTTCCATCATCTGTATGAGATTATCGAGACCGCTTGTTACATCCGGGATAACCACAGGCCTGTAAGCCGAGTTAACATCATTCCCAGGCCTCACTCGAATCATCTTCCCAGGGGATACTGTCTCTAAATCCTCACCGTCATCAAAGGCTTGGGGGTCAATGACAGACATCGGATTAGAGGCTAGGGCTTTACCCTCCACCATCTGGGCAAAGGCAAAGTTGGTGATATCCTGCAAATCTCTAATCGAGAAATAAATGCCATCCCCCCAAATACTTTCCGGGTTTCTCTCCCAGTAACACATGTCGTAAGGAACCCGTCCGTCAAACGGGTTCATGACCACACGTATTACCTTTTCCCCGCATACCGTCACACAAACTGAGATATTGGTTTTAACCTCTTCCGGGATGTCCATATAAGGTTCGAGATCCTCAATCGGGAACTCGCCCCACATCTCTAAGACTTGGAACTTTTTGACTCTTTCTCCCTGTCTTCGGCTATATCTCGTGGGATTCTCCGACTGATCAGATCCCTGTTCCACCCCAGATCCTATAAGAATCGCCTCCTCGATAGCTTCACGGTTAAACCCGTTCTGCTTACCCAGGTTTCTCAGTTCCTGCTGCGAATAATATGCTCTCTGAATCACCCACTCCGCATCCTCCATGCTGGTGGCTTCCGGAGTTGGGAACAGATCCCAGCAAGAAACAAACTCCACCATCGGGACCAGCTCCTGCTCAAGCATGTCCTCAGCTTCCACCATGACGGGGTCTTGCCGTGCCGTTTTGTAAACTGGGTAATTGTAGTTTTTGAGAACTACAGACTTGGTACACCCCGTCCCGTAAAGGCACATCTCAAGGATCGAGTCGTTGATAATGCTAACGTAATCGCTTTTATTGAGAACGTCCCTTATCTCCTTCTCCATTCGCTCAGCCCTCATCTTAACCTCTTCATACATAAGGTCAGGGGGAAGTTGAGCTAAATCCGGAGAGATGAACTTGGGTTTGAGATTCGGTGTTATCTCGAATGGGATTTCACCTGACTCAAATAGAAGGGAGGAGATCTTAACTTTTGCGCTGTTGACTCTGCGCCTAACTAAATGAATGAAAACTCCCCTGCGTTTCGCAAGGCTCATCACTCTATCGATACGCTCAGGGTGTGTTGCCCTGAACGCATCGTGAGCTTCTTTCCAGGTTATCTCCTCTTCGACACGGTATTCCTTGGCCTGATCGAAGTAGGTCTGCACCAGCTTCGCTAAATCATCAGGCTCAAACTGGACGGTTATTTCCATCCCGCCTACCATCGATTGAGGTTGCTCCTGTTCAGCCATTGCTTACATGGGGGATTCAGTAAACCGAGAGGGTTTGAAGGGGGCTACGATTCACCTTCACCCCCATCTTCCTTATGTCGCTGCGATCATACCAATATCGGTAATACTCCCAGCAGTAGTCCCTTCCATATACTCAGCAGATGTTGCAGCAGCTACAGCTAATGCAGCACCAGATGTGTTATTGTAATAGATTTCTGCAAGTGGACATTCAGCAGAAAGATCTAATTCCGGCCTTCTTGCTGTTGCCGTATTAGCTACAACTTCGCCAGCATAAAAATGAAGAGCCGTTTTAGTTGTCGCTAAATTTGTCGGGGTTCCTGATATGGTTACAATACATCTAACATGAGAACCATTAGCTACCGAAAGCCCTAAGAAGTTTTGCCTGATATAGACAGCACCATCTGTGCTGTCATCATTTTTTGTTAACGCCGGATTATTAGCATGAAGCCCAGCACTGTAATTTGTTGAATTAATTACAGTCCCAGATCCCGCTGTACCCGAAGCGGTCGCAGTCGCTATTGTCCCGGCAATCATGAAATCTGTTGCAGACCATGTAAGCTGTTCACTTCCGTTAATAGCTAAAGTGAACTTGCTCAAAGGCATAGTCCCTACAATATCTCTTTGGCCTTTATGCCAAAACGCATCGTTCAATGTAGACATGTTGTCCTTTCGTATTATGAACGGTTCAAAAAGCATGAACCGAGGGTCCACTTAGGTTTCCCGACCTATGCGTTAGTTAATTGAGCTCAGCCTTAGTTAAGACCAACTTCCACACATCGGACCCTCGTCCACAATAATACTTACTTGTATACTTGTAACACAAAAATATGTCAATATAGTGGGTTAAAATACATAACAGGGGTATATAAAAGGCAAAGAATGTATAGAAATCTTGCCTTATTGGTACTCAAAGATAGGAATTGTGCGGTCTACCTTTGCCTTTTCCTTAAGGTAGCGACCCCTCATAGACGGTGGGTAGAGCTGAGCCATCATAACTGCTATCCCAATAGCAATAACACAGTCATCGTGCCTTCCCTGCTGTGCTCCCATCTTCCCATCCGGGTGATGTGAGAAAGAATTCAGCTCATGGATGATTTCTTTACTACGGATCTCTATCTGCTCCTCGCGGATGAGCTCCCTTAAATGGTTAACCAAAAGGGGTTTCGATTTAAGAGTGGTGTTCCAACCCAGTTTCTTCTGTTTGCGGGCTGTTCGTTCATCTAGGACCCTTTCAAAGTACAGATTCGGGTACGAATGCACGTTACGTAGACAAGTCAGTGTGGTTAATCCGTGATTATTGCGCTCAACCCCGATTAAACTCTCGTTATAATACTTCCCTATCGTAGTCAGCACCCACCCTAACAAGTCTGGGTCAATCTTCCCCCTCCATAACGCACATTCCTCTAGTGTCTGAGCCTCAATCACGGATATTACCGAATAATCCGTGTCACGGTTACTAATTTCGAGCCCTTCAGAGACATCACACCCGATTCGGTACTCTCTTTCTGATACTGGGTGGGACCATATCGTTAATTCCCCTAGATCATCCGGGTCTAAACGGTATTTCATAGCACGAATCCCCAGGTTGGTCTTATATTCATTAACAGGGATTCGATATTTTTCAGGGGGTTTAGTCTCAAACAGTTCATTCGTCCTCATTAGCATCCTATTCAGGACATTTAGATCAAACACGGAACGCCCAGAAGTAATAAAGGCGGATTCTTCCGTAACAGGGTACTCCTGGTTGAACATAAGGATGTCCCCCTGGCACTGAGTATCAATACATCTACGCCTCCACTTCATATTCTCCACAGTAATTGTGAATTTATACTCCCCAGAGGTGGTCTTGTAGGTTTTTTCTGCCCCTAACAGGTCCAGCTCCTCTCTCCCCCCGTATCGGCGTTCGGTTCCTAGCGAATTTAGGAATTTATCATCACGAACTTCATCGCTTGTTAATGACGTAGAGTATTCAGGAAAGATGAACCAAGGAAAGAAGGCTGCTCTGAACCCAGACTTCCCCTCCCAAGCCCTCCAAAACTCATCATAAAAGAAATTGCCTACCCCTTTAGCCGTAGATTCAAGCCACACCTCTGTTTCAAACCCTGACAGCACACAGTTCTGCAACCCGATAGAGAACTCCTTAGCCTTCTCCCCCCAACTACTGATCTCCGAACAGTGTAAAAAGTCGATAGCGTCCCCTCGAACCTCTGCACCCCCAACCGAACTAAGACCGTACTTCGAATTGAGACCACCTCCTTCCTCTGATGCCCACATCAATTCCCGTTTCCCACTATACATAACTTCGGGCTTGATGATTTCCGGGTAGTTTTGCTCCATGATCCTGGTCATCTGAAACATAGTGTCGGACGTTGCCCTGTCATGGGTTGCTATATGGACCGTCTTGTTATACTGAGTCGCACATTTCTTAAACAATCTGGCCTGTATATACGTAGATATCCCAAAACGCCTAGCCTTAAGAACCACCATACGCACATGGTTATCCTCAATCTTCTGCACTTCAGCCATATCGTGCAGGATCTTCTGCACATTATTCAGTTTAAACGGGATTAACTGCTTGGTTCCGAACTCTACGATCTTCAAACACTCGTAAAAATAGAGCTCGTCATCTTTGATAAGACTATCGAGGTACTTCTGATAGCTTACAGGGTCCATTCAAAGTGTAGATGGTGTATATAGTGTATGTGATTTAGAAAGGAAAAAAATCAGTCACCCGGTTTGAATACCTTGGAGTCCCACATCTTCTTTTCCGTATCATACCAAACCATACGAAAATTCCAGAAATCGTAAAATGCTGCTGCCACCTTGAACTTAACGGCTGCATCATCCTCTACACGGGGTCGTTTTGCCTTACGGTCAAAACCCTTTACCTCATGTATCTCAAACTTGTCCTGGTAGGTGACTAGAAAATCGGGGTGGTAGTAACACTTCTCTTCAGAAAGCCTCAACCCAAAAGGCTCAAAATCATAACGGACTATTTCTCTATTCTCATACAAGCTATACAGGTGATTCGCATACTTCTGCTCGGTTTTGTTCATTCGTGAGTAATCTCTGTTTAATATCGGTCTCATGCTTCTCCATCTTGTTATCAATCCATCCTACTTGCTCAGGGAGAACCTCATACGTGATCTCCTTCTTCTTCGCCTCAAGCGTCTTCAACATGTCCTCAACACGTATATTCACATCCTGCTTTGATTCAACATGCCGTATCTCATTCGGTAACCCAAAAGCCGTTCTCTCACTCTTAATGAGCTTCTCTAAAATATGAACCTTCTTCTCTAAAAGAACCGCTTCCTCAATAGACTTAACACTATCCAGGTCTTCCCTGTACTGCTGTAATTCTAACGCATGAGACTCTACTGCTTCAACACGTTGTGAGTTCAGTCTCGCTGAAGATATCTCAGAAAACCTCTTTAAATCCGCCTGACGCTTACTCCCAAACTCCCAGTCAAACTCCTTAGCAATCTGCCATAACCTTGCCCTGCTAATCCCAAATCGCTTCGCTATGTTCGATTGTGAACCCATGCCCTGCTCATAGTCCTCCTGAAGCCTGATGAGCTTCTGCTTGTTGAGTTTTCTTATCGGTTGCATGTTTCCCCAAAATAGAATGGTTACTTGTTTACAAGAATATAGGTGGGGAAATGTGAAAGTCAAGTTGGGGTGGGTGTGGGTGTGGCTTAGGAGTCCCATATATACAGGGGTACGGGGTCCGGTCGCTCCTCCCCCCTTCATTTATTTTCCTCACGCACGGGAATCCTTATTCCCTGATCATCACTGATCACTTCGGGTCTCGGTATGTCTTAATGTTGGTGAGGCAGGTTACTCACTTGCCGGGGGTATACATTTGTATAGGCATGTTGTCAGGTTCACTTCGGATCGGAGTATGACAGCATGGTCCTGCGATCTTAGAAATTTGAATCGAAGGGGGTTTTATGGCAAGGGCTGAAAGGTCTCGTCTTGTCATGAAGCTGAGCTGGCAGATATTCCGATCTTCTGATGTTAGCCATTCAGAAGCAATGCGGATGGCTCATGCTCAGGTTGAGCGTAAACTCAATCCTGAGCGGGCTAGCCGAAAGATACGGAGACATGTCAGGGAGACTTTCGAGTCTCTTCCTGAACATATCTTCACTTCGGGTCTAAAAAAGCCAGTCTATGTTCCGGTTGATATTTCAAAACTACCAACTGGTGACATAAAACTTTCCTCAGTTTACAGGAGGGGTTGGCAGAGCTCAGCTTTAGCTGGCAAGGCAGGATTCCCCCACGGATGTGGGCGGAATAAATCAGAAGTTCGAGCTGTCTCGAAACTTCAAAACAAGCGGAACATCCAAGTTTCTAGGGATGACCGCAGAACCCTTATCCCAACTGATATGTTACGTCTTGCTCCTGTATATAAGGGGCATACTAGCTATCGTGAGTATCAGTAAAAATATCAGTTTGTTACCGTTTCGATCTTTGAAAACTAAATCAGAAACAAGTCTGTGTAAAGTCAGACTGATCTCTCAGGGCTGAGTTCTGACTCAGAAAGGCATGTATGATTTCAAGTCAGCAAATGGTAAATGTTCTGCTCAGTTCAGATGATTGTAATGACATTCGAGAGTATGTTCAGCAGGTTGAGATGAACACTCACTGTTATGAGTTCGTCAAATCGATAGTCCATAAGCTGAATACTTTATCAGATGATCATTCAGAGATTAGAAGCACTATACTTGAGTTCTTCAGGAATACTAAGTCAGACATGTCTTGGCATGCTGAAAAGGTATGTGCCTCTGTTTTGGGTGAGCCACATAAATATTCGGAAGAGGCTGAAGACTTTAATGAAGTCTATAAGAATGGTAATTGGAAGCAGAGAGATGTCTTCGCCAATCTTATTTCTTCACTCAATAATTAATTAACTAAATATTGAGTTGGAATCAGCCCTGATAGATCAGTTTGATAACAAGTTTGAGAGACCTATTTAAAGGGATTGTTAACTCAAACTTGGTGACAAGATGGATGGATATTATGAATTGATCTGTTCTGATTGCGATGAGCTTGTTGAGCTCATCGATCAGGACTACATGGATGAGTATCCGAATGCAAGTGAGGATTGGATTTGTAAACTCCTCACGGAGCATCAGAGATACTGCAAGACCGAGCAAGCTTGATCCCTTGCTAGTCGGGGGGCAATCCCCGATGAAGTGAAGTGGTGTGATTGCCACAAAAAAATAGCCCTACCCTTGGATGGGGGGAGTTGACTGACCCCTCAATGGGCAACATGGGAGTCGTTTGAACCAACATGTTTGGGAGACTAGGATCATGGCCCCATATCAGTCATCTGCAAGACAAGTTGAGAGTCAACCCCTAATGGGGTGCACTGCGGATGGATGGATGTGCATAGCATGTAAGCTTCCTGCTCCAGCCTGATCGAAACTGAAAGCTCACCAACTTGTCTTGGAGATAATGAAGTCTCCCACTAACAGATCTTTGACATGATGATATTGATAGTCGGGATTGGGTTAGAGGAGATCCCAACATCAGCATGGCATGACCGTGAAGATGAGTGGTGGGATACACCGAAAGCCCAGACAATCCTGATGCTCTTGACAAGACATGAGCATCGAATAGCCACTCTCGATGATGAGATTGGTGAGATGTTCGACCACTTTGCTAATGAAGCAATTGGGAGATGATATGAGTATCAAGACCACGATTGTTTTCACTGATGATCGTTTGGATGGAGTTGAGATCCGATGTTATGGGTCAAGCACTTTTGAGATTTATCGTGATGGTAAATTGGATGATTGCTATACCCATTATGAATCTGAGACCTCATCCAAAGTCTCAGGGATGTTCGCTAAAAGGAGTGCCCAAGAGCACTTCGACCAACTCATAACAGAACTGGAGGAAATGCCATCAGTTTATAGAGGGGGATGAATGCATGATGTAGTTGACTGTGACTGGGTATCAAAAGGAACCAGTACCGATGAACTGATCCGATTGATAACCCAGAAACAAGAGATGGACACCGGACACGATTGCTCTGGGGACATTAAGTTCTATAAAGAGCAGATTGCTCGGAAGGTGCTCAAGAGACGTGACCTGATTGAAGCTATAATCAGTATGCACAATTGAATCAGCAGGGTGAGATAGCCCTGAGAGATGCTTAGGTGACTGGGGTCTGCAATGGTATCACTGGCGTTGGTGATACAACCTGAGCATCTCTTAGAGTTATCTTGAAAAAGCAGATGATAACTCGACAAGCCTACTGAGGGAACTGCCTTTCCTCCTCATAAGGTAGGCTTGTTACCCGCTATTGGTTACTGATCACGGTTTTGGAAACCGAATGGTATTGATAAAGGTCAGTAGCTAATAGCATTACCCGATCTTTGATAACTAATGGGTGAGTATGCAAGTGCTTAAGCATCCTGACTGTAAATCAGGCGGACTCTGTCTTCGCAGGTTCAAATCCTGCCTCACTCACCACAACTTGTTAGGAGGATGAATGTTTCAACGGAGACATTTGAACTACTTGCATGATGAGATGCTCGATATCTTCGAGGAACTATCATGCGAGGACTCTCTGACACCTGCTGAGACTGTGATCGCTGTTCACCGTAGGCTTGGGAAGATGTGCAAGCGCACTAACAGTAGAGTCTGTCTCGACAAGTGGAATGAGAAGATGAATGAAAAAGAGAAGGCTCTCGGGATAGGGTATCGTGGGTCTTGACAATGATAATGTTTACTTGTATACTTGTGTGTAGATAAGGGTTGGTGTGTCTTCATGCAACTCGATTCAGTCAACTATATATATGAGTTGGCTGACTTGGTTTGCAATGGTGCAAGCCTGAGTGACAAGTTGACACAATGTTTACTTGTCAACTTATTATTAATCCTTTTCATAAAGGTCATTCATGGCAAAAGAAAACGTGACAGTGACAAATCACGTTAGCTTGTCTGAGACCCTGATGAAAATCTCAATGCAAGTCAAAGATCCTTTGAGAAAGTCAGTCCCTGATAAGGCTGAAGCTCAAAAGATTCAGACTGACAATGATATGGCTGATGGAACTGTTTCTGTTAGTCGTAAGATTGTCGATGATGGTTGTGTGGATATCTATCGTGAGCCATTGAAGAAACTTCAGAAGTTCTACTATGCTCACACGTTATCGATAGGTAAGGGTAAGCAACCTCACCGAGTTGTTGGCATGAAGGGGTTAGGTAAATTCCAAAAGGAGTTTAAGACCCTGCTTGATGACACACTCGATGGCATGAAGAAATTCATGAGGGAATATGAGGACCAGACTGCTTGGCAAGCCAGACAACAAGCTCGTATGGGTAAGAAGTACGATGCTAGTGTCTACCCAAGTGTCGATGAAGTCAAGGAGGGTTTGACTGTACTCCATTCTTTTGATGCCTTCGGGGATATCAAAAAGAGTGGGGGTGCTTTTCTCGATGTTGAGACTATGGCATTGATGGAGAAGCAACAGCAGGAAAACCAGAATGTCATTGAGAAGTTTGCGAGTCATGATCTGTGGGATCAGATCATGAAACCACTTCAACACATGGCTCAGACCTTGACAGTCCCCATTGGAGACAAGTCAGCAAAGGATTTCCAATCCAGCTTAGTCGGGAATGTCAAAGACATAGCTGAGAGGATTCCATCCCTGAATTTTCGGGGAGACAATCGTCTTGAAGAGATCAGAGAAGAACTTACGAAACTTGCGAGTGGGGTTGAGGACTTCAAGGATCTCAAGAAAGACCCAGTCAAGCGTAGTGATACTGCTGAACAAGCCCAGAAGATCATGGATAAGATGGGTGGGTACGGCATGAAGCGTGCGACTGTTTAACCGTGGGTTGTGTTTACTTGTTGATAAGTGACACAACTCATTTCATATCAACTCAACTCATTAATTCAATATGACGGAACAACGTGTTGAAACAGTTGAGGAGTTCAATGCTCGTATGGAAGCGACGATAGCTGATGAGGATCAGCCTGAACTCCCAATTGAGAATGAGTCTGATGAGGTTGAAGAAACAGAAGAGATGGACCCTCATGTTGCTTTCGATAAAGCAAAAGAGAAGTTCATCAAACGTAAACTTGTTGATGCCTTGTTCAGCAATGAATGTGGTTGGGTCTTGGGGAATAAACATCCCAAGAACAAGTTGATGAAGTTCTTCTGGGATATATGCCTCAAAGAAGACTTAATAACTACCAAAGCAGATGGAAGTGCTTTGCGGAAACCGAAGCTTCCCTATCTGACCAAGGATCAGACTCCGGAAGAGCTAGCTGAAGTAGTCCTTCAGTACATGGAGATGAGAAGCATGCCCAAACTCGACGAGTGGACTAACGTCATCTCTCAATATGCTCTGCTTGCTAGTAAGGTGGAGGACTTTGAAAGCTTGGGATAATAAGGATTAAGTGGGGACTTCATGTCCTCACTTATTCAGATGTTCAACCTATATAATAAGTATAGTTATTACTTATAGTTATTAACATAACTATATATAGGTTGGTTATCTGGTTGTTTTTTCTTAGAAATCGTAGCCATAGCAACAACCCTGCTTGGTTACATGGCTAGGTTGCTTACCATGCCGAGTAACCTAGCCTTCACCCTAACTTGTTAAGGAGAATCATGTACACACCACGAACTGGTGAAAGATGCTGGTGTAAGAAAGGCGTCGAACGTGACAACTGTTCAAGATGTGAATCATCGGGATGGGTTATCGACTTCCGTGCCATTCATGCAAGACGGGAACAACGCAAGAAGGAAAATAAATGAAAGCAAAAAGAATCCATCACAAGAAACGGATCAAGAACAAGCGTAAGAGATATTACTCTCTCAAACATGCTGACAAGGGATACGAGCATCCATGTCGGTGTTCATGCTTCATGTGTGGGAACCCACGCAAGTATGCTCAGTCTCTCAAGGACAAGTTAACCATTCAGGAAAGGAAGTATGGATCGTAAATTAGATTCGATAGGTGAGATCATCTCAAGATACAGGGATGAGATTTACAATAACAAGAAGAGCCTGAAACAATTAAAAGATCTTCAATGTAATAGCTATGAAGAAGGTATGTATCAGGGATGGGTCGAGGCTCTTGAGTATGCCATCAAAGAATTAGAAGAACATCATTCATGTCAGATATGTCACTAGAAGGGACACATGGAACTACACCCAAAGCAATTTAAAGACCTGTGTCATCATGAAAAACATGAGTATGCAGGGACATTGCACGATGGTCATCAGTTGGTTGATATCTACTTTATAATGGAAGATAAAATCAATGATATAGGTTTTTGTATTCGGTTCAATGATGAATGTCCTAGTCAATACAAGTCAGGATCATTGAGATACTACACTATCCCTATAGGGGGTTATCGGCATCAGCAAGATGCTAATACGATAAAAGATATCTGCATGCATTATGAATTCAGATCAAAAGTCTTAGCTCTGTTCTTTAAATGGGCAGATGAGAACAAGATAGAAATAAATCCAGGGCAATTTACATACGTGAATTTTGAGAAATCAT